GGCTTGATCTTGTAGCGCGTGCCGAATTGCGCGCCCTTCTTTTTATCGACCGACTTCGTCAGCTTCCAGTCGCGGCCGGCCTTCAGATCCCAAAACTCTTCGTTGAGGTCGTCGAGCCAGGCCAGGATCTCAGCATGAATGGACGGTGGCGCCGTGTAGGTCATCACCGCCGGCTCACGCGAGCCCTTCTCGCCGTAGTCGATGATGTTGTAGAGGTAGCGCTCCGTCGCCTTGATGTCGCCGGCCTTTTGCTTCAGCTTGGCCTTGCGCAGCTTATCGACGGCCTTGCAGGCGTGACACGGCTTGCCAAACATCTGCCGGCAAGCGATCGGGCCGTTGTAGGTGCCCGAGCCGTCGCTCTTCTGTTGCGGGATGAAGTGGATCATGCGCCGGACAAAGAAAAAGCTCTCGCCATCGCTGCGCCGGTCTTTGTCCCAGTGCGGCAGGATGCGGATGGCGCTGTCGCCCTCCGGCGGCTTGAACGTGTCCGGGTTGTCGTCGAAGCGACGGGTGGCCTGCTCTTCGCGCACCTTTTCGCCGTGCTTCTTCAGTTTCGCTAACAGACTCATGCCTTCTCCCCGCTTTAAGTATTTCGAGAAATCAACCAATCAGCCCGCGCTCGCCGCGCTGGCCTGATCAAGATACTTGTCGCTGTGCTCGGTGAGTTTTTCGAGCGCCTCGGCAAGTGTTACGACAGCGACGCTTTGCACGGTCACGGCGGCCGTGACGATCGGCAAGTTGTCGTTCAGGTATTTCACCCGCTCCAGCAGTTGGAGCACTTGCTTATCGACATCGGTGGCGAGGTCGCCGTCCACGTCGAGCACGTCGTCAGCCTTGGCGGCCGGCTCCGGCTTGATCGGCACGACCTTCGATGCTGCCGCCTTCGGCTTGGCGTCGCCGGCCACCGCTGCGTCGATCTTTTTGGCTTCGTCGGCGCGGCGTTTGTCGTCCTTGGCGTGGCCCTTTTGAATGAAGGGCTCGACCTTTTCCATCATCTCGTGGCGCGTCAACTTGCCCTCGATGATCGCCTTGCGGATCTTCGGCACCTCATCCTTCGGGATGCGGTCCTGATGCGTCAGGAAGTCGTAGCAGGTGGTGAAGGCCGGCAGCCCGTCGGCCGGCGACTTGATGAGCCGCTGATCGAGCGCCTGGCCCATCGAGTCAGCGACCTTGATGAATTTCAGGATCGTCGTGTAGGCCACGTCGGGAAACTCGTCGAGGCAATACTCTTTGAAATTCTCGTAGCCGGCCTTCTCCCATTCGTCGGTGTCCTGCACGACCTTCACTTTTTTGGCAAACTGGAACCATGAGAATTGGAAGTTGCGATACGCCTCCCGCGTCTCACCGAGCAGCGACGTGTCGCCCTTCTTCATCGCCACGGCCTTGCCCTCGACGACCTTGGCCTCTTTGACGACCTTGGTGGCGACGGCCTCGGCAGCCTCTCTGACGCCGCAAAGGCCCCTGCCGCTGCGCCGAAGGCGGTCCCCAAGGAGTTGCCGCCCGTCGCCACCAAGGCCGGCCGGAGCGGCCTTCTTTGGATCGGCGTGCTTGTCCACCTTCGCCTTCGGCACCGCCTTGACGGCCGGCTCCTTTTTCGCCACCGCCTTGACCGGCTCTTTCTTCTTCGCCTCGCTCACGACTTTCAGTGCCATTACGACAGCTCCTTCCGACGGTTTGCGTTCATTGTCTGCACCAGATCCTTCTTGTGCTCGAAGGCTTTGGCGATCGCTCTTAGGATATTGGCGTGCTCTTCGTATTCCTCGATCCGCAGCCGGTACATCTGATATTTGGGGATCTTCATCAGCTCGCGGGTCACGTCCTTGACGGTCTTCGGCGCCTTGCCGGTGTCGGCCTTGATGCGGTCGTAGATGCCGGCCTCGACGCCCGACGACCAGATCTCGAAGGCGAGCTTCGTCCGCTTCATGCGGGCGTAGGCTTTCTCGGCCAGCACGGCGTAGTAGCCGAAGTGCGCGGCCGTGACCGTCACCTCGCGCTTCAGGTCGGCCGAGATCGTGAGATCCGCCTTCAACGCGACCGTGACCGGATGGCCCGGTGTCAGGCCATCAATCTCTATGACCAGCTCTTTCATGCCTGCCTCTGTGAAGTCCAACCGTTTATACGACGTTAGGCGGCAGGCTCATCGACACGCTCGGCCTCTTCAGCCTCGACTTGGTTCTGGCGCCCGCCGTAGTCCGACTTGAAGCCGGCCACCTGGAGCACGGCGCCCTCGCGCAGCATCGTCCGGTACTTCTTCCACTGGTCGGGAAAGAACGTCACGTCCAGCCGCTCGTCGGCGTCCACCAGCACCACGCGCCCCATCATGTCGCCCTTGCGTGTCTTGATCGCCCGCACCTCGCTCACCATACCCGCCACCAGCACCAGCTCCCCGGCACAGGTGTCGATCACCTCGCGCTCACTGAAGCAGTGCGGCGAGATTTCGGGGAAGACGTTGCGCAGGCGTTGCTCGAAGAAACCGACGGCGCGGTAATACTCAACGAGAAGCGCCTGCGGTGTCAGGCTGGGAAGCTTTTTACCTTTAAGCCGTTTCTGGCTGTAAAGCCACCGAATCATGTCGCAGCGGTCGCCAAGCGAATCGAAGGCGCCGGCATAGATCAGGCTGAGGATATTGGGGAATTTGACCTTCGAGCCGTTCACCCGCGTATAAAAGTCCTCGATCGAGCTGAAGGGTTGGCACTCGACGATCGCCTCAGCGGTCTTCTTGCCGATGCCTCTGATCCCGGTAAGTGACCAGACCGGTTGATAAACCGGCTCGGTAGCTTCACCGGTGAAGCCCTTCGGCTCGACTTGCTTGACGACGAAGCCGACGCCCGACAGGTTCACGTCGGGCAGCCTCGGGTGGACGCCCATGGCGGCGGCGGCGCGCTTGTTGACCAGCAGCTCGTCCCATTCTTTTTTCCAGGCGTTCCACTGAATCACCGCTGCCCAGTACCAGGGCGCGTGGTGGACCTTGAAATACTGGCTGATGTAGGCGACGAAGCCGTAGACGGCCGAGTGGCTGCGGTTGAAGGTGTAGCCGGCGGCTTGCTTGAGCTGGTCCCAGATCTCGGCCGCCTTCTCTTCGCCGACGTGCGGTGTGGCGCCGGCCACGAAGCGCTCACGGAATTTGGCGAGCTTCGCCTCGTCTTTCTTGCCGAGGGCCGAGCGGATGAGGTCGGCGTCCACCAGCGAGATGCCGCCGAGCAGGTGGAAGATTTCCATGAATTGCTCTTGATAGACCGGCACGCCGAAGGTGTCGCCAAGCGTCGCCTCGACCAGCGCGTGCGGGTAGTCCACCTCTTCCTCGCCGTGCTTCCGGGAGTAGTAGCGCGTGTGCCAGTTGTTGGCGAGGCAGCCAGGGCGGTAGAGCGCCACCGCCGCGATGATGTCGGCCAGGTTGTCGGCCTTCATGTCGATGAGCAATTGCTTCATGCCATCGCTGCCAAACTGGAAGACCGCCTCGGTCCTGCCCGTCTTGAACATGTCCCAGATGGCGGCGTCCGGGCAGCGCAACTCTTTGAAGTGAATTTCGTCGATGTAGTTATCGACCGTCATGCCGGTCGGCGCGTGCTCCACGACGTACTTGAAAATGTCGTACTCTTTCAGCCCGAGCAGATCCATCTTCACGAGGCCCTGCGCGATCACGTATTTGTCTTCGGCCTGCGTCACGATCACGCGGTCGGGCGCCTCGCCCTTTTTCTTTTTGACCGTCACCTTGCTGGTCTTCTGCGTCTTGAGCGGCGTCACCGCCGCCAGCGGCTCCGAGCTGATCAGCACGCCGGCCGGGTGGATCGACTGCGTCTTGAGCTGGCCGTTCACGCTGCGCACGGCAAACTGGTATTCCTCGTTGTCCTCCATCATCGACTTGAGGCGCGGGCTGGCCTCCATCGCTGCGTCGAGGTTCTGCGCGTCCGTCTTGTCGAGCCCGAGCGTCGTGGTGATGTTGAGCAGGTCGCGCTGGTTGAAGCCAAACTGTTTGCCGAAGTCCACGATGGCGGTCTTGAGCATCATCCGGCCGTAAGTGCCGATCTCGCAGACGCGGTCGGTGCCGTAGCGGTCGAAGACGTACTGCTTCACCTCGCCGCGCCGGGCACTCTCGAAGTCGAGGTCCATGTCGGGAAGCTCGCCGTTTTCGGCGCGGTTGTCGTTGACGAAGCGCTCGAAGAGCAATTTGTATTGGAGCGGGTTGAGCTTGGTGATGTCGAGCAGGAAAGCGATCAGCGAGCCGGCGCTCGATCCCCGGCCGATGCCGGTGTAGATCTTCTTGCGTTTGGCAAACTGAATGATGTCCCAGACGATCAGGTAGTAGTCGTGAAGCTTGTGCTTCATGATCACCCGGTACTCTTTTTTGAAGCGCTCGACGTACTCTTCTTTGGTGGCGTAGCGCAGCGCAAACTCGTCGTCGCGCAGCCAGGCGGCGAGCGCCGTCGTCGTCAGCTCCTTGAAGAGCTGTGCCGAGGTCGTCTTCTCGTCGCCAGTGTGGAAGGTCGGCAGGTAGCGCCGCTTTGGGATCTCGAAGCCCTTGCACTTCTCGACGATCTCTTCGGTCTTCAGCATGGCATCGACGACGAAGCGCCGCGACAGATACTCGTGGTTTTGCGTGAAGCCGTCGAGCACGTCGCCGGGCTTCTTCAGCCAGAGCGAGTCGAACGACGTGTAGCTCGCCGCTGCCTCGCTGTTTCTGAATGCCGAGGCTTTTACAAGGGTCTGGACGTTGGCATGGGCCTTGTCGATGTAGTGGCAGTCGTTGGTGACGACGGCTTGGAAACCAGGGAGCGGAGCCAGCCGTTTGAGGAAAGCTCGATGCACAAACGATTGATCATCGCTTGCGTGTCCCTGAAACTCGACGTAGAGGTCGCGTCCGTAGATGGCGCTGAGTTGTTTGAACCGGTCGGCGACGCCCATGCAGATTTTCTCATCCCGTTCCTTCCAGACTTCCCGCGACAGCACGCCACCGAGGCAGGCCGTCAGGCAGATGAGCCCATGTGAATACTGGCGCATCCAGTCGATACCGATGCGCGGCTTATAGTAGAAACCGTCGGCGTAGCTGAGGCTCGACAGCTTCAGCAGGTTTTGCCAGCCGTCGTAGTCCTTGGCGATCAGGATGATGTGCGCCGACGAGCGGTTGGCCTCGCCCTTCTCCGTCGGGCGGTCGGCAAAGTAAAACTCGCAGCCCATCAGCGGCGTCAGCTTTTCCTCTTTCATGGCGTAGTAAAACGGCAGCGAGCCGGCGAGCGTGCCGTGGTCGGTGAGCGCATGCGCCTTCAGCCCGCGCTCCTTGATTGCCTTCACCCACGTCTTCGGCGCGAACAGCCCATCGCTGATTGAATACATGCTGTGCGCGTGCAGGTGTGCAAACAACTAAAGCTCCCCGAGCGCTGAGGTGAAGGCGGACGAGTGATCGACGTGGCTGATGGCTTCCTTCAACTCTTCTACGATAAGGTGCTCCTCGCCCGAGAGCACCGCCTTGGCGAGAATCGTCAGCGCCCGCTTGGCGGCGCTGAGGACTTTCATGTGGCGGACGATCTGCACGTCGTGGTTGAAGAGCTTGCCGGCGTCCATTAAATGCGCCAGCCAGCGTCTTCGAGCGCCATCATGGCGACCGGGCACACGGCGGCCTTGTGGACCGCCTTCAGCATGGCGTCGGCCACCTCGAAGATCTCCGGCTGTGCGTGGCTGGAGCGCCGCAGGCGGATGTAGTTGGCAAACGAGCGTAGGTTCCAAAAGCGGAAGACGACGCTCTCAAACGGCACCGAGTGACCGTCCCTCGCCATGCGCCGAACGATCGTCGCGACCTTCTCCGGGGCGTCATACTTGTCTTCACGGCGGGCCTTATCGTAGGTGCTCGTCCACGCAGCGTTGGCAATCGCCGCGTCGCTGCCCATGGATTCCTGAAGCTCGACCTTGATCATCCCCGGTCCCTCAATTCTTTGGTTGAAAGCGCACCGAGCGCAACATTATGTCGGCCTCGTAGTCCTCGACGATGTCGGTGAAGATCTTCGCCATCGTGCGCAGCGCCTCTTCCACGTCCACCGGCGTCAGGATCTCTCTTGAGGCGCGCACCACGTCGGCCATGTCGTTGAAGGCGTTGGCGGCGTCCTGCGCCGGCACGAAGACACCGAGCCGGCAAACGTGCGTCGAGATGGTGCGCTCACTCGCCACTGCATTCCTCGATCGCCGCGATAAAGTCGGGCGGCAAGACAGCGTCGCCGTCGAGAGTGACGGCACCGACCAGCATCGTGA